CCTCCTCCACGCTTATCTCTAAAGAGTGGCCCCGCCGGCCCGGGGCCTGTCATCTTTGCCGGAATCGGCCTCCGACCACGACACAGTAACCCAGGTTCGCGGATTGTCTTTATCATGAATCAAACGTGATTCGTCCCATGAAACTATCTGCCGGTCATTTTCCCAGACGATACCTTCAAGACAATCACCCACGCTTTCCAACACGCCGCTTAAATCCGGACGTTGTCCTTTGTAAAAAACAGAAACTTTTACATGAACATCACAGGTTAGTTTTAGATTTCCGCCTTGCTCTATCGCATACTTTCGTGCTTGCTTTTCCCACTTACGATAAGCTGTTGACGGTATAATTATCCACCTGCCACCGGCCTTAACTATTGACTTAGAATTCTTCTTCGACCGGATTGAACCGGGCAACACTAGCATTAGTTCAGGCATTTTCGCTCTCCGCCACGGCCTTCTTTACCTTTTCTTTAAGCGTTTCACCTGCCGCCGGAGGTGTCGCCACATCAAACCAGTCCGCCGGGCCGCTCATGCCGTCTTTGAGGCTGTTATAAATTTTCCTTAACTGAACCACCTGTGCTGGCGTGATCGTGTCAAGCCGCCTCTGAATCCTCTGCTCAATCTGTTCCTTCGTCACCTTATACGCCTCAAACGACGCGACCAGCTTTTTAAGGTTTTCAGGCGTAATATCGGCCTTAGCTTTGAGCGTTTCCTCGCATTGCGCGACAGCCGCCTCAACCACATCGCCCGGAATAATACCAAGCAAGCAGGCTCTTAACCGCCGCGCCCCCTGATTGGCAACAAGCTCATAAATGTCCCGCGCGTCCTCGAGCGCATACTTTCCGCGCTTCGTGTGCCGTTCGTGCTTAACTTGAAATGTCTTGCTCTGGCGCACATTCGTTTCCAAGTCCCACGCAAAAGCCTCAACCGTGCTTTCGCCCCCGCGCTGCTCTAATTCCCTGACGCCAAACTGAACATTCCCCCATGCCTGCGCCATAGCTTCTGCAAGCCTGATACTTGGCCCAGTGATCTCATTGCCACCGCGTGCGTAACTATAAAGCGCCTGTTCAGCCAATCCCGGCCTCTGGCAAGCCGTTAGAATGTTATCCAATGCCGCAATAGGATTGCGCGGAAAACGCTTTGCCAGCACCATCGCCCCTTGCACCTCGCTGATTGCCCGTTCCTGTTCTACCGCGACCGCTGCCGCCGGCACCGTCGCGACCTTGCCTTCAATTAGCTCTTTTGTGTCCATTGCTTAACCTCCTCTAATTATTTCAATAAAAACCTTCTGCTTCCCTCGCCTGTTTTCAAATACTTCTGATAAAGGTTCGGGTGATCGGCCTGAAAAGCCTTTGTGTCAAACGCCTTACGCCCGGCGCTCAATTTGTAAGTCAACAACGCCGTTCCGTCCGCGTCAACCATCGTGTCGGCATTTTCGCCGAGTGAAGTGATCAACCGTCCCTTCAAAGCCTCGTCCTGTTCTTTTAAAACGTCTAACTGCGCCCGGATCGCTTTCAGCTCGTCAATGATCGCCACTTCGCCGGCGCTGGCAACCATCGCCCCCTCGGCTTTCGCCTTACCAAATCTGGCCACGGCATCGGCATAATTAACCGGTTCCGGCGGCCTGCCTTCAACCACCCGCGCCCAAAATGTAGCACAGGCGTCAATAATCGCCTCTGCAATCTCTTTGTCCGCCTCAACCTCATATAGGCAAGGCGGCGCTCCGCCAATCGACACCGCCACGTCCGCCACTTCATAACCGGTGATAGTCATGTAGTGGTGAACCTGCAAAGCATAATAATCAGGTATGGCGTCAGTGCCAGGCTCGCCCCAACCTTTGCCGTAACGCGCTGTTTTTATCTCTACAACGCGACGATCCTCCGTGTAGCCGTCAAGATTAGCAAGCATGTAATCATATTGCTTGTGTCTCAAAATGCCCTCAGGCCTGAATACTGGCCGTCCTGTAACGTCGCTATACCATTGCCGGATCGTCGGCTCTAGCCTGATACCCCAATCGGTCGCTTCGTTTCCGGTAAAACCTTCCGCCTCACCTCGTTTTTCCTGATACACCTGATAAGGCGTTCGCCACGGTGACAGCCCCATGATCGCCGCGATGTCGCTACCGCCGATCCCCTTGCGTCGCTCGTTATGCCATTTTTCATTTGTCATTTTTCATGCCTCCTTTTTTGTTGGGTTAAGCATTCCCCGTAAATGTGCATTTTCAGCCTCCAGCTTTTTGATCCGCGCCTCATACTTGGCCTTCTCAACTTCGATGCTTAACAGTAGCCCGCTTGCTTTATGTATAGCCGCTGTTGCCATATGAACCGCGTTCATGGCCTCCATTAATAATTCTTCCATGTCACTCCTCCAGTAAAATAATAGCCGCGGCAATGTAATTTAACGCCCCGTGCAGCTCCGCGATCGCTGCCTTTTTGTCAAGGCGCCCTGACTCGTAAATTTTCTTTACCGCCTGAAATAACGGCCCGGCGCATTTATGGCCAGCCAACCGTCGGCTGATCTCGCATATTTGCTGTTTCTCGAACGGCTCGCCTGAACCATGTCTGATAGCCCCCTTGCCCTCACTGGCCTGATTGATAGCTCCCGCAAAAACCGATCTTAATTTGTCATAATTCATGCCAGCCCCCAGGCAAATAAAACAACCAGCCCGAAAGTCATTAAAACCACCGCGCCGCAGGCAAGCATATAGCCAGCCTTCTTCCATGCCGATGGTTCATCCTCATACAACCGCGTTGCAAACATATAATATTTGCCGTCACGGTCCCGCCTGATAACAACTTTGTTCATAATGCCTCCTTTTTTTGTTGCCCCCATAATACACTATTGCTTTTTTGTGTCAAGCGTTTTTTTCACTTTTTTTCAAGTTTTTATAAGTTTATAAATTCAATTACTTGCACAAAAAAGCCCGGAGTTTTCGCCCCGGGCATGAAAAAAATCATTTATTATTTGTTTTTCATAGACCGTTTGATATTAATTTTTTCCGTAGCTGTTCGTTTTCAAAACGTAAAGCGTAATTGATTCTTTGCTGCCTGCGTTCTTCTGCGTCTGTTTCAACACCAAGCACGCACCACCAGAAGTATGGGCACCACCAGCACATCATGGCGCTACCTGTTCTTTTGGTTCGGCACTTGGCCTTGTGGCGGATCGCCCAAATGTCTTAACCGCCCATTCCCACAGTTTCGCCCTCGGTCTAATCATGCCGTCCTCAACCATTATTTCATAAAATAACTCGTCAAAGTATTCCTTCCATGTTGGCTCAATCTTTCCAAGCCTGATCAACTGATACCCAGCGTCGTGCACCGCCGCGCCCGCCATTGAGTCAAGCGTGTCAATCGTCGGCCCGGAAGCACCGTCATAAGCATAGCCCGCATGTATGGTCAACCAGCCCGACGGCTCCAACGTCACCAACGGTATGACTACCGCTGTATTATTGACGTCCACCGTCTGCCGCGTGATCCGACGAGTAAAAGGCGGCCTGATCTCTGTCTTTATCCGAAACGGCCGCGTGATGACGTATTTATACCCGGCTTTAAAATGCAGACATTTATCGCGCTCAATCATAATTATACCTGTTCTATAAAAACATTAGTATTACTACGACCATTGTTAGTAATACTTTTGTCATATTAGTTTCCCCCCTTCAATGATCGTCGCGATTCTCCGCGCCCTGTCAGGTGTTTGCCTTGCCCATTTGCTGTCAAGCAATTCCCGCGCCGCCTCCATCCAGTCCTCGCGTTCGATCGCCGCGTTTGCCCGCTTGAAACTCTGAACCTTTGAATAGCCTAGTTGAAATAAAAAGTTTATCAGCGCCATCTGCCGCGCTTTATTCATTCGTCCGAAGTTCCGGTATATAGCTTTTGCATCGCCTTCTGCAATTTTAATATCCTCTTTAAGTAAATAATCCGCCATTTCATCGGTAATAGCCCCGTTCACCGTCAAATGCCCTTTGACACCCGGCGGCAACCCCAGCGCGTCAATATTATGACCGACGCCGATAGTCTTTGCCCCACTTGGACAGTAATAGACCTCCAACCGCCGCCCCTCGTCGCGCTCTATAAACTCCTCAATGGTCATCATTATCACCTAGTCAAGAACAACATGAGCCCGGCAATATACGTTGCCTTCATAAATTCTAAAGTTCTTCACGTGCCCGGTA